CTGCTGAGTGGACTCGCCATCCCCTAAAGACACTTCGGCGCGGACCTCTTGAATCCCAAAGTGACTTTTGGCAAAGTCATGGAACCGCCTGTGTGTCTGAAGTGTAACACCAACAGGCACATGCTTCAATGCCTCTGTTCCAGCATTGTATATGCTCCAGGCGCTATCTCGACCGAACTTTTGAGAATGCGAACTTGAGTGCCATTCCTCAATAGCTCGATCAAATATTCGTGGTTTTAGCACCTTGTCTTGGCGAGCCTGAACGAGGAAATGATGTGCGTCAGGTGTGTTTGCTGGCGCAATCTGTAGACGCTCTGCATCGAGCTTGAGATTATTCCACTGGCCGGTGGCCTTGTGGAAACTCAAGGTTAGCTCCTTCTCCAGATAGGCGAAGATGCTGCCGCTGTGCCTCCTGAACACAACGATGTCACCAGACACCATCATGTTGTCGCAAATCATAACACGACCAACCCCGCCAATAGCGAGACAGATGGACATAGTCTTGTCCAGGCTGTTTCGACCGGCGGCGCACATCTCAATCCCGTTATTACCATTCTTGTAAGAATGGATGAAAAACAGCTTGCCACCATCCTTTGAGACTTGATAACGCTCAGAGGACAGGGTAAAGCCTTTGTCGGATAGCACGTCATCTCCAAGCTTGTGTGTGTTGTAGATGAAGTCATAGTGGCCGAGAGGCGAATACGTATCCGTCTTCTCGGGAGTCGGGATGGCTTTTAGCTCATCCAATGTCGCGGGAATCGTCCCGCGATGCGCGATCATACCAACCATTGCTACCTCCTAATGCGAGTGACAAAGAAGCCATCAAGGGAGCGATTCTCCTCCATAATCTTCCTTGCATACCACGGTGTCATGTTATTGTTCAGTTTGAACTCATCTTCTGACGAAGTTTGAACACTGAACTTGAAACGCAACACTTCAAACAAACCACGGACACTGTATTGAGGGTAACCTTTCTTACGAAGCTCCATACACAGCGACAGGAGTTGTTCGTAGACGTGAGGGTTTTGTTCGTGGAACTTGGCAGCCTTGGCATCAGACTCTTGAGAGTTCATCGCTGATGTAATTTCTGGCTTGCGCGAAAGCGTCAGTCGCCTTTTCAATAGCATCGTCGACAGTCGGCCCATAAGCCTTAACCGTCGTGCCGATCTTACCGCTCTGTCCCTGGCTGAACTCGACTGAGATAAGGCGGTCATCTGCTTCCTCGGCGCGATGCTGATAGTGATGTACTTCGCTACGTTCACTCAAAATGGATTCCCTTCTGGTTCACTGGTGGCAATATCCGTCAGCGCCTCTCCTTGAAGCGCCAATTCTGCACTGAGCGTCTTTCTCCTTTCGATGTCTAGAAGCTGGTGAAGGCGATCCTCGTTCTCTGTTAATTGAAGAATCACAATCCTTTGTGCTGTTACTATATCCTCTAGCTTTGAGCATTGGTTACGCAGGTTGGTGATCTCTTCTCTCTCCAGGTGAATCACCTGTGTCGGAATGGTTTTTACTGGCGGCATTCTGCTCCTCTCTGTTGAGTTTATCCTGTTTAATAAGCTCCCTAACTCGATCTGCCTCCTTTGCGGCCTTTCCCAAGTCGGCTTTCTTTGATCCTGCCTTCTCGGGTCTAGGCTCTCTGTGAGAACGGAAGTTTTTCCGCTTGACAGTAAGGCCATGAGTTCTAAGGGCACGAGATACTGAAGCTGATGCTACCCCAAGTGCATTTGCTATATCTCCTGTCGTGTGATACAGAGTCAGCAGATTAGATAAACGTTCCTTGGTAAGCGTAACTCTTGTCCCGGTGGATTTTGGACTAGCCATCGTTCTCTTCTTCTGACGGCAAGTTTCCGTATTCCTTGACGGAAGTAAAGGGACCATATTTCTCTTCGGCCTCGTCTCTTGCCTTTTCGAGGTTGTCGGCGAAGATAAAATGTTCCTTGCCCAGAATGTCCCTGGCCTTAAATCGTTTTTTCGAGGTCGCCATTACATTACCTCTTTCTTTTTCTGTATCCGTCTTAAGGTGAGAGAGAGTTTCCAAACGAGAGTTTTTACCATCTGGCCCGCCTGGTATTCACTGGCGAGTGTACGTTTCTGGACAATTTCAAATCCTGAGTCTTTTATCCAGCTGTACAAGTTTTGTTGCTGTATCCGTACTTCCTTTTGAGTAAGGGGGAGAGGGCGAAAGCCCTCTCCCCCTTCTTGTTTAGAATGGATAATCGTTCTCGTCTTTCTGATCACCATTCCCGCTTTTACTATTGGTGCGACCATCGAGGATCACGAACTCTCGGACGTTGATCTCAGTCGTATACTGAGTAACTCCGTCTTTCTCCCACTTGCGAGTCTGCAATGGGCCTTCGACGTAGATCTTCGAGCCTTTGTGGGCGTGTTCCGCGATGATCTCTGCGACCTTGCCCCAGGCGACAAGACGAATCCACTCCGTCTTGTCGGTGTACTCATCCTCGCCGCGCTTCTTAAAGCGCTCGTTGCAAGCGATGCTGAAGTTGAGGACGTGTGAATCTCCGGCCTCACGCAACTCCAGGTCCTGGCCGATATTGCCAAGACCACTGAACTTGTTGATCGAAAAAGCCATTTGGCTCTCCTTGTGACGATGCGTGGTGTAAGTGAGTGAGGCAGGGTGCCTAGGCACATTACCAACGCATCCCCTGCCTCACTCGTGCGTGGTGGCTTCGGAATCAAACCGATCAGCGCCACCTACTGATCTTGCTGTTAATATCTCAGCAAGCACATCTAAAGAAGGATTCGTACTGGTCTTCTCTTACCTTCTGTCCACTAACGGTTTCATAGGCTTTCCAGAATTTCTCCTCATCCATGAGCCATTCTTCTCGTTCGCCCATGTACATGCCCTGGCCGGTTGTTATCCAATTCCGTGCGCCGTCCATCAATCTCGGCACCGAAACGCCGACATTGATAGCTTCTCGGGCAATGTATTCCGCTGCTCCAGCAGGCGATTCCCAAGGTTTACTGGGATCCCATTTGGGGTCTTCCTCTACATCACTCTCTTTGCTTTTAATATCTGGGTGCTCCCAAGCGTGGCGAAGGCCAGTGACTGTGCGAGGATAGATAAAGATCCAACAGCGCTCACCAAACTTTATTGGTCCGATGATGAACGGATCTATAATGCCGATCTTGTCACCAACCGTGGTGATCACGCCGTTTTTATAGCCTACGTGCTGTCCAGGCTGAAGGCGTTCCTGCGCCTGGCCCGAAATACAGGCAACATGAACGGCGTCCCTCGGCATATCCGTATCAAATACGGTCCCGAAGGTTTCGAGTGCGTCAACCATGGCATCTCCTTTTTTCGTTTTTGACCCCCACCCCCTTGGTGGGAGAATTTCAAATGAAATGCAGTTAATATGAAAATTTGGTTTTCTGATGAGGTTTGATTGAGCGAAATATCCGTCGAGGCGGGCACCCGCTACTGACATTTTAGTTTGAGGAACTGACCTCAAAAACAAGACCCCCCCCTCTTTTTTTGTAGATTTCAGTTACTAAAATTTTGAATTTTTTATTTTTTTTTGCATATCCGTACTTGCAGTCCGGCGGGGTTGGGGGCAGGGAGGGGAGTTGGTAGTTGGGGGCAGTTGTAGTTGCAGTTGTAGTTTGGGGCAGTTGCAGTTGGGGCAGTTGCAGTTGCAGTTGTAGTTGGGTATGAAGTGATCTGAAGCCTGGTCGCCGGTGAGCGTAGTATTGAGAGGGTCTTACTTGGTTGTTTAAGTAAGACCCTCTCATGCGAGCCAGAGACCAAGCGAAGATCTAGAAGGGCAAGTCTTCCTTGCCACGGCTTTCATAAGCAGTTCTCCACTGACGCGCTTCGGAGCGCCAGTGGTTTATGTTCTGCTTGAGGAATGCAATGTGATTGCTATCCTCTGGATTAATGGTGAAGTCGGCGTTCTCGTCGATGTTGAAGGGAGACTGATCGGCACCTTTGATTTGCGCTGTGGCGACAAAGTCTCCAACTGCGTGCAGTGCGGACCGGACATGGCCGGATGCAGTGTCGATGGCTTCGCCAACCTGATTCTCCAGCTTCTTGCTATCAAGTTCGAAATTACGCCCTGCGGCGAACACGCTGAGTCGTGCCACGATAAATTCTCCTGGTAGAGTCACTGAGTCTAAGTACGCGATAAATAATTGAAGAACCGGCAGTTGATAACATCGCTGCCGTTAAAACGGTGACGCCCTTTGCGTCGAAGACCTCGCCAAGTATCCAACTTAGGCCGAGGCTAACAATGACGTTAAGCAAGAAATTCCCGCTAACCACAGTGCGGAAGCCGGGGATTTTGCACATGATAAGCTGCTCGATAATCATGCTGCACACAGCTAACATTATCGAAACGGTGAGCATGGCTAATGCTCCTATTCTGTGAAGGTGATCCAGTACCACCCGATTAGAAGGATTATGCAGATTGTTGTAACAAGCACGGCTTCTCTCCTAGGATTTTAAGCTGAGCAAGGACGTCGCTATACTCAGCGAATGTCTCAGGACAAAAATCGTAGACAGGAGTATGAAGCAAGACCTTCTCCCTACGTCGTAGAATCTCGACACAGTCTTCGATCTCCTGCTTCTCATGAGGCTTGAGAGGCTTGGCTATCATGGTGAGTCTCCATGGTAAGAGTTAGTTGATCAAGCTAAAGCAATCTCGTCAGCACGGAGTTGATCAAGCTCCGTGGCCCGTTGCCTCTCATGGGTGCTTTCTGGATTCATAGGACCTGAAATTCAGTCCCTCATAATCATCCTGCGAACGCTTCGACCACGGTGCCGGGACCAGCGTTCGACTCAGCTACAATTTCAGCATCCATCCTCCTTGGTTACACAAATCGTGCAGTTACTAAAACAGCATGGACGAGTAAAAAAAGGGAGCGCAGGGCATTAAGCCCCGCGCTCCCAGTTGAGGGATGTTCTACGCTGCCGCTTGTCGCTCGGCTCGAATAATGGCAGTGCGGTCAGGAGCGTCGGGAAGCTCCTTCACATACTCTGGCGGGGCATAGGATGGGTCGGCGCCACGGAGATCCTCACGGCCCTCCATCCACTCCTCATACATTTCGGCAGTCTCCTTATGCACATCTTCGTTGCGTGCTCCTGAGTCCAACTGGACTATCTCAATCTTACGAGTTCCTGCGTAAGCAACGATGCTCCCGTCCTCAGCGACTTCGTGTTCATAGACGATGTTCCATGCCTCTGATTCACTCGCAGCTTGAACGAAGCTGGAATGCTGACGGTCGTTGGCATCGGCCCAGGTAACGCTAAAGGTTGGAAGAATTGCACGGTCGGTGAGCTTGCTAAGGGTCTCAGCGTCCCTTGTCAAATCAAAGGCCCCATCGTTTACACGGGCCAGTAGATTCATGCTTGCTGCCGCCTTGGTCTTGTAAAAGACTACGTAAGGCTTCTCATTGTATCGTTTGTTTGACGAGGCAAGCTCGATGGTTTTATTAGGATGCGCCTTGCTGACCAGCAATGCGTAATCCATAGCCTCTTTGAGGCTCGGGAAGGTTGTAACCTCCCGGTTGGTTGTATGGGATGCCTGATTGGCGGGCCAAGTCATTCGGCCTTTCTCGTAGCCTCGAATGGCAGTCATCCAAGTCTGGATGTTCTGAGGATTGTCAGGCTCCTTCGGACCTGACTGGGGGTAGGCTTTGGCGTTCTCTTCGAGGGCCGCCTGTGGACAGGCTAGCCACATGGCAACGAAGTAGCCAGTCGAGAAGCGTAAAGCAAACCACTTCTGACCTGTCTCGCGGCTGCGCTTCATGCACCGAGACATCGCGTTCTCCTTAGTCAAGGGCGTAACGCTCTTGCCCTCGGGCTTCAGAGTCGCAAGCAGTTCGCGCACACGCGCCTTCTCATCAAGCTGTTCCGGCCAAGTCATTGGCGGCACATTGCTGAGGTAAGGGTCGTGGTTGTTCACTGCGGCGTTCAGCTGCTGAGCAAATGCGGACATGGCTGAGTCTCCATGTTAAGGTGAACTACGTGAATACCGCTGTTACTATCTTTTGAGCACATTGTGAACGGTCATCCACCGATTGGAGCGTCCTTGAGCGGCAATAGAGTCACAGTGATGCTCAAAGTAAGAGTCGTAGTAGACGTCAATAGCATGGTCAAGTGCTAGATCTGCAAGATAGCGGTCGGGAAGGTCAACCTCATCAGGGGAGATGGGGTCGTATGGGGGGAAGCTGGCGTAACGCTTTGCTTCAAAGCGTCGCATGATCTGACGGGCCAGATCTTTACGAGTCATGGCTGAGTCTCCATGTTAAGATTCACTACGTGAACTACGCGGTTACTATCGGGAGCTAGTGAGGAAGGCATTGTGCTTGCAATCCTCTGAGTGAATGGGCATCGCGCCCATCCCTTGGCACTCCTTGCAATACAGCCAATCACCAGCACCCTCGGGGACTACTACGAGGTAGTCAGTGTAGAGCTTCAGGAGTTTCATATCGGCATCAATGCCAGCATGGAGATGAGACAAGTCATCACCCTCTGGCGCTACGCTGCAAGCACGGTCAGCGTCAGCAAGGCTGGCGCAGACATTGCCTAATGCATCAATGATGAAAGCATCATTCATGACAAATCCCTTCGTTGCACTGCGTTAACATCCTCGCTCTCTCTGTTCGCATTCTAAAAGTAGGAAAGGCTGTCAAGGAGAATCTCATGGGGGCATAAGGAAGGATCCATGAAGTCACAAATTGGAGCCACCATGAACCAGGCTTTCGCGGGGCTGTTCATACCGCGAAACAGGAATGGTGTGAGCGACCCGTCGAAAGACGGTAGGCTCGCGTAGTTGCGAGCCTAAATTTACAGGGTGACGCTGTTGCACTATGTCACCCTGTGGACTTTATGGAAGGTTCCCTTGTGACCCCATGCTGTGTGAGATTGTCCTTTACTGCCGTAAGTTTGACAATCAGGCGTGACAGCGCTGTTTGCTGGCGCGGCTGTTGAACCGCAATAGCAGTGGGCATTTGTCTAGCCCGTTGTGCAACAACGCTTTACCCGTTGCACAACAGGTAACGGACAAATGACCGCGTCGCGGTATTCACAGATCAAGCGAAACAGAGAGAGAGAGAAAACAGAGCCAATGCGCTACACGCAACAAGCGTGACCAAGGCGAGACTTCGCCTGCTGTTAGGGCGCGCTTGTTGAAAGCAGACAACAGACGGCTCCCCTGCATTTGGCCGGTCGCAGTCCAGACGGACAAATGCCATCATTGTGTGAGCGCGAGAAGTCGCGCCACAATAATTGCAGTTTGGTGATGTTCTGGTTTATGCGAGTATTGCGAGCAGATACACGATGGGAGACGTCTGAGGTAATGACAACCTTGCAGTTGCAGTTGCTCACGCGGCGGGACGTTCCCGCTTGTCATTGGCTCAGATGGCGACCTGGCTGTTGCAGTAGCAGTAGCAGTAGCAGTGGCTGTTAGGGGTGGGGGTCTACGCTAGAGAAGTTGACGAACTAGAGTGTCTCCTGTATCTCTGGTAGACGAGGGGTAGATGTGGGGTGAGAGTGATGCGCCTTGAGGAACACCGAAGGTATTCCGATTAAGCATCACGAGATGGGGGGATTGAAGGCCCCCCCTAGGGTCGCTTCCCCCTCAAGGGGGTATCGGCCCTAGTATAAAGCCCTCTCATACATAAAATTACTGAAATATCTCACTGGAGGATGTTATGTCTAAGGGACCATCGAGCAAGTCTGATTTAATAGTGGATCAGCGTCAGTTACTTGCTGGTATTCGTGAGTATTTCCAGACTCCGGCAGAGATGCGCGGTAACGTTCAGAGCATGAAGTCTTTAGCGGAGCATCTGGGCTGCGGGGTTCAGGATTTACATAGGGCGATGAGTCTGAATCCTGAGATGGGCAGCGACATATTACAGGGTGTGGCATTAGCTGGCGCGGTTCAGATACCTCGTGTTCTGTATAAGCTGATGGAGGCGATAGAGGCGGGCAGTATTAAGGCAGCGGAGATCTACCTGGACTTCATTCGTAAGACGATTCAGGATGAGCGTTTGATGCAGATGTCCAGCAAGGCATCTGAGGATCTGACCAAGGTGCTGGGGAATGTAGGTACTCAGGTGGATATGTTATTACAGGCGGCAGAGCAATCGACTCCCGAGGAAGCTCGTTCTCGTCTGAACTCTGTCGTAGCTCATTCGCCGGATGGTTTAAGAGCGCGTACTACTGTTGCTTTGGAAGCTGATCGTACTATTCCAAAGGCAGAAGTAATTGAGGATGAGACATGATCTTTCATTCTTAAACGTAGTTCCTCCGTCGATCACCGACCAGCAAGATAGCTGGCACTCCCTCTCCCTTCTTGCTTTCCCGCTACGGGAGCAGACGCGGACTAGGCGACACAGAACTCCCTACGGATGGTGCAAGCAACCTGACTGTATGTGATCGGGCTGGCGTTTAAGCAGCCAGTGGGTCTGGCGCTCAAGGACGCTTCCCAGCGATCTATACCTATTTAGCCTTCGGTGGTGGGCCTCCCGGCCTCACGACTGTCTCCAGCTTTCGACTGATTCTCTGGTCGTGGAGTATTCTCCCGTTCACGTAGATACGGGATCTGGGTAAGCTAGTTGAAGTTCAGGATTACGACCATATCTGCTTTTTCTTTTTCCATCTCTCGGTCGAGTTCTTCCTCGCGCAGTGCTTTCACGAGAGTCATCCCTTCAGCCCGAACAGCTGCTTCTAGGACGAACTGTTCGTGTGGGGGCAGGTCGATCTCCATGCATTCAAAGTAGAATAGGGGGAACTCGTTATCCATCTCTGCGCCTTTTTGCTTCAGCGTCGGCTATCTGCTGAGATGTGAGTTGCCGTTTGCGCTTGTAGTATGGCACATCGAGTCCACGTCGTTTGAACTCTGCATAGTCGAGTTCGCTGATGTCGTTGCCCTTTTCGTAGTGCCACATCAGCCAGTTGTAGTATTTCTTATTTCGGCCTTTGAAGCCCTTGTCTTTTGGTTCGGGAGCGTGGGGCGGCATCCCCATAGGTAGGGACATAAAAAATAAGCCTCTCTGGACTCGGACCTACCCAGAGAGGCTATACCACCACGCATCCTACGTGACCGGATTGAGGGCTAATCACGCAGGTTGGAGGAGTCTCACGAGGGTCCGAATCTCGTTTACATCACTTGTTCACCCGTTACAAAGATAAGGGACCAGACCACCCCCTGTCACGCGATTTTTTCTTCCATCGGGTAAATTTCTTGAACGGGATGCGGTCGTATGTCCGTCTGGCGAGAAACTCCAGGCAGGAGTAGATGCATTCATCGTTGTCCTCGATGACATTTCTGGCGATTCCTCCAGCCGCTGCGTTCAGGCTGATCTGAGAAATGACCGAATTGGATGCGGCCACCCGAGACACCATCGCACGAAGCATGGAGTCATAATCAGCTAAAACAGCATCAACAAGCCCCTTGACTTGCTCAATGTGTTCGTCCTCATACCCCAGAGTCTGTAGGTTCAATAGCCCCCGCTGATATTGGCTTTTGCTTCCGATGTTCATAATCAGGGATCTCAGCGTCAGTAAAGGAGTGAGCCAGGAGCCAGTTGAGCTTTATAGCCATATTCATAATTATGGCCGAGGTCATTTCAGGGGTGAGTGGTTCCCCTTCGGCTGGCTCATAGCATAGATCTGCCCTGACCTCCGGGCTTTCCGACTGTGGGAATGCTTCAGCTAGCACAGATTGAGCGATCTTAACCACGATTTTGTGCATGACGGACGGATATGCCGCCATCAAAGTCTCGAACTCTACCTTCTCGGAACTTTCCTGCCCTTGATCAGCCATTCCATCACCTCTTCCTCTACCCACCTAAGTCTGCCATGCGGCAGGACGTAGTAGGGCGGTCCTTGGTTACGTTTTTTCCACTGATATACGGTCAGATGGTTAACTCCACATATCTCGGCTACCCTTTTGGCCTTTATCCATCGCACCCCACCTGCCTCCTTGTCATAAAAAGATACTTGCAACTATGTAATCATACATCTACATTCAAATATACGAAAGGCAAAAGGGGCGATTGATGGAATGGCAAGCAGATAAGTGGCCTAATTTCACCGAGCGGGAGCTTCAGTGCAAAGAAACTGGCGAGTGTGAGATGGATGTCAGTTTCATGAACCGCTTGCAGGGACTTCGGCGAGACTTTAATCAGGCAATGGTCGTGACTTCGGGGTATCGCTCTCCAGAGCATTCTGCCGAAAAGAAGAAAGAGACTGGCCCTGGCTCTCATTCGCAGGGTCATGCAGTGGACATAAGGTGCACAGGCGGCACGTATCGGTTTCGACTGATTGAAACAGCGATTAGAATGGGGTTTACAGGGATTGGCATATCCTCTGATTTCATTCACCTGGACGATATGCCGCCTCGCGACAACGCCCCACGGCCCTCTGCCTGGACCTACTGATGGGCGGGAAAATGTCCCGCGACAAAGGAGCTAGGCGTGAAAGAGAATTTGTACATCGGCTCCATAAAGCGGGGATACCCGCAGAAAGAGTGCCCCTCTCCGGTGCAGTTGGCGGGCAATTTAGTGGAGATATACGATTCGGAGACGGATACCTTGCTGAATGCAAAGCTCGAAAAGACGGAAGTGGCTTCAAGACGGTCGAAGGATGGCTTGGTGATAACGACTTCCTGTTTCTACAAAGAGACAGGCAAGAGCCGTTCGTGTGTATGAGTTGGGAACGGTTTACCCACCTTGTTAAAGAAGCGAAACGTGTTTGGCGGGTCTTGGATGACGGCAGGGGCAATTCAGGATCGCCTGAAGCTAGATAACGAGACTATCTATCGGTGGCTTAATAAATCCTCGGAGGCAAGAAAAAGCCTTCGGGGATCTTTTGTATTTCCCGCAGACCGAATCTGGTACCTATATTTCCGAATGAGGCATCGTAGGGCAGGCGCACGGATAAAGTATCCTGATCTGACTAAGCTCATTGAAGACCAAGGCAAGCTCTGTGACTTCGACATCACCCCCAGAATTAAATGGGACAGGGGAAGAAGACCTGTTTCCCAAGCTCGCCAAACTTGCGACGATGTTGAAGGAGAAGCCTTGGCTTAAAGAGGTCTTCCAAGACACTCAACCAGAAGCATATGAGCAGGTTCTTCAGCTAGCAGCCTGTCCGTTTTTTCAATGGAGTCCATTTGGATACACCATTGACGATAATCCCTGCCAATACGGATGGCTTGAGGAATGGAGCCATCAATCCTGGGCTGTATGTGGAAATCGGACCGGGAAAACCGAGTCCACTTGGATGAAGTTTTACGCATCCATGATGGGGGTTGATGCACTCACCAAGCAGCCGATTCCCAAAGATCGCTTTAAGGAGGATCATGTTAACGGATGGATTATTTCAGATACAGAAGACACGTCCATTGACATCATCCAGCGAACACTTGTAAGGGAGGTGCTTGGCGACGATGAAACAGGATTTCTCTGGAACTTCGTGGACGATTCCTGCCAGTGGACAGAAGCTGGTGGATGGAAAAATAGCCGCTTTGCCACCACCAACGGAAGTAGAGTTACCTTCAAATTTTCCACGCAGAAGCGGAAGACTTTTCAAGGGACTTCGCGTAACATTATTTGGGCTGATGAAGAACAGCCCAAAGACATCATGGAAGAATCTCGTGCTCGTGTTGCAGATTGCGATGGATACCTTTGGGGCACTCTTACTCCTGTTTATGAACGGCTCAGAGGAATACCGTGGATCTATCACGATGTCTATTTATCGCGAGAAGAGAAGGGGATCCCATTCCACAACTGGAGCCTCCTACACAACCCGCACATTTCAGATGATGTCAAAGCCCGATTGACGCGGGAGTGGGATGAGGATTCCAGGGAAGTCCGTATTCATGGCATGTTTGTTCCAATGGGCATCCAGTTAGCCTTCCCGATGTCGATGGTCCGAACTATGCGCGATGGGGTGCGGAAAGGTGAGTCTGCCCACTTACGATTCAATGAGGAAGGAATCGTAGAACGTGCCGTCATTTAGGCTTACAATCTGGGAAGATCCTATCCCTGGCGATGCGTACGCCATAGGGGGCGATCCTTCAGAAGGGCTGGCTCACGGTGATGATTCATGCGGGCAGGTTATCCACTGCCCTACCGGCAATCAAGTCGCAGAGCTACAGGGAAAGATTGAGCCATTTTCCTTCGCAGACCAGCTGTTCACTCTCGGTCACTACTACAACGAGGCGCTGATCGGCGTGGAGAACAATAAGGACGGTGGCGCAAATAAGGTGCTGTTCGAGCTAGGATATAAGAATCTTTATTTCGAGATGAAAGAAACCGGCTTGCCGTATCAGAAGCCGACCGCCAAGCTCGGCTATAATGTGAACTCGCGCACCCGCGCAATGCTTGTAGCCCAGACGCGGAAGTTCCTTTCCGATGGCTCAACTTCTGTTGTGTCTCTGCATCTAATCAGTCAGTTTGAAACCTTTGCTCTAGAGAGCGATAAGTTCCAGGCGATTGAGAATGCACACGACGATTTAGTAATGTCCTATCTCATTGCGTGTGAGATGATGCGCGTTCAGTTGATGCGAACTGAGACTTCGCAAAATCGACTGAATCCGATGTGGAACGGAGATGAAGTTAGCGAACCAGGCATGGAGGATTTCGAGGTTGCAGAAAACCAAACTCGATCTCAGAAGCTCATTGACAAACACACTAAAGGATCTTACGAGCAAGACATCGTTGATGCGTCAACGGTGGGCAATCTCGCCGGATTCTAGGAGGCTTGTTATGTGGTGGCACAACCTACTCGGTAGCATTCCCTTTCTGCTAATAATCTTTTTTCTCTTGCGCCACATGACGCTTGAGCGAACTGCCTGGGTGAAAGAGCGTGCCCTTTTGCTCAACATCGTTATTCAGAAGCCTAGTTCTGGCTCAGTTTCAAACGAGAGCTTTATCCCGTTTGATGATCCCAGAATGAAGAGCATTATAGACCATGCAAACGCACAGCGGTCTACTGTTGGTTCTGTTGAAGGTGAGGATTCTCAGCCATGACAGAGTCAACGGATCGCGGAGAGTTTGATATGGGGGATATGGAATCCAGTTTTAAGGAAGAACGAGAGTCTTCATCTGGTGTCCTTCCTCCAGAGAAAATGCCGTCAGCACCAATCGGATCAGTGTCTCCAGAAATAGGCGATCAGATTCCTGATTCCTACTCTGTAGGAACTAGTGGATCTCCCAATACAGAATATGCATATGGCAATCCTGGTGCTGAAATGAAGGCAAGGCGCAAAGCTGAGAAAATGAAAGCTGAAAAAATGAAAGCTGAGAAAATGAACGGGGCCGACCTTACTGCGGAAACTCAGCCAAAAAAAGAGGAAGTTTCCGCAGTAGAAGTTCCGTCATCGGCGCCATACCAGACCAATATGAAACCAGAAGAAATTGCCGATGCGATATATCATTTCGGAACGGATCAGTATAACTTCTTTGTTTCCAGTGCCTTAGCTGCTGGCGGTCAGTGGTTTTTTCCTGCGCCCAGGGTCTTAATGATTGCGAAATCTGACTACTTAAAGGTATTGGACTTCTTACAGATCCGTTTTAAGCGTCTTTACGATCACGAAGGAGACGGTTTTGTTGGCGATAGTGCTGGCCTATTGCAAGATCCAACTTTCGGGCCGATGATGGCAATGTCGGGCATGTTTCACGTGGAACAGGAAAATATTGACGAATCTGCTGAATAGAGGTATTCTACGCTATATATAGTGCTTAAGGAGGCGTTTTGGAGAAACAGTCCGCAAGCGGTAGTCCAGTATCGTCTTTAGAAAAGCCCCCAAAGACTGAGGAGGATCTTAATGCCTTCGCAGAAGATGTCTGGGGGTATGTTTCTGATTCACGATTGAATCTGGAATACCGTATCAAGGAAGCGATACATTTCCTTGCTGGAGATCATTGGGTGAGGTATCAGCCGCATTCCCAAAATTTCCAGCAACATTCGTTAGATGAGTGGATTCCCACTCCAGTAACGAACTATCTGGTCAAATACTTTGATCGGATTGTCGATTTGTTTGTCTCTGGCGATCTGGCAGAGATCGTTGACGCTGCTACAAAAGACCAATCGGACGTAGAGAGTGCCCAAGCGGCGCTCCGAATGCTTCATGCAGAATTTGTCCGACTCAAGACCGAAACCAATCTATACATCCCTGCTGCTGGCTGGCTAACGCTAGCTGGCTCATGCGCCATTAGTGCTACATGGAATGGTCGCGCAGGACGAAGCATTAAGTCGCCTAAAATGAAGATGAGTGAGCGGAATGTTGAAAAGGACATCCTCTCCTGCGTCGATTGCGGATACAAGGACAAGGCTTACTTGTCTCCAGCAGAATGCCCTCAGTGCCAAGGGGCAATGGTTTCGGATAAAGCGTATGCGCTGGATATGTCTACCGGGATGCCTCTAAAAGAGAAATATCAGGAAGAGGTAAAGGACAAAAACGGCGATCCTGTCTACAATGAGTTCAACGTAGGTGAGATAGAGGAGCGAGTTTGTAATCTCCTCAACTGGTATCCAATGCCCACAAGAAGGTGGGAGGATTGTCGCTATGTCATGGAAACCGACCCGATGGACCTGGATCAGCTTCGATCCATTTTTGGGAATAAGGCCAAAGAGGTTATCGCGGAGGATCTTGAGCTAACGGATTGGCAGGGCGTCCACGGTACTGCTATTCAGAGCTACTCTGGGACGCAGAAGGAAAAGGACAGAGATCGAGTTAAAGTGAAATGGCTCCGTCATATTCCTGATAAACGCTGGCCGAAAGGTTTGCTGCTTATTACTGCTGGCGACAGAGTCATGTATAAGGGCGACCTAGACTCCTGTGACGGCGAGCTTCCGTATTCCTTTATAAAATATCGCGAGGTTCCTGGCTTGTTCTGGGGCGGGTCCATGTTCCAAGATGTGCTTCCCATGATGAAGCGGATCAACGCGATTGATTCACATATCGTTCAAAACCGTAAACAAATGGTGTCCGCTCAGTGGCTTGTGCCCGAAGGTTCGGCTATTAGCCATATCGACGGACGTTCTGGACTTATCATCCGATGGAGTCCATCAACAACTGCTGGCTTTAAGCCAGAAAAAGTTATGGGCACCCCGGTGTCTCAGCAGGTGCTGAATGAACGAGAGCAAACCATTTCAGATATGGAAGAAGTCTCGGGAGCGCGAGAAATCCTACAGGGGGATACGCCTCCAGGGCCAGAAACCGGCGCTGCCATCGAGAGACTTCAGGAGCAAGCGTTTAGGCGATTCAAACCTGCTATTTCTAGATGGCGACAGGGATTAGCCGATCACGCCAAACGCAAGCTTATGTTGATCGAGAAGTATTGGGACGAGCCTCGCATGGTCAGGACAACTGGCGAGAACAAGGAAACCCAATCTGAGTATCTGTCCAAAGCGAACTTGAGAAATGCAGAAGACATGGAAATCAGAGTATCCGTTGGGCTGGACTTCTCAGATGCGTCTAAGCGCGAACGGATTACTAATGCTCTCAGTAATGGGCTTCTTGGCGATCCCGCTGATCCTTCTATTCGCGGTAAAGTTCTCGACAAGCTCGGTATTGAAGGCTTTGAGGCTGAATACCTTCTCGATGCGAAAAAGGCGCGACGGGCACTTTTGGCCCTTCAAAAAGGGGAAGACCCGCCGCCTATTCTCCCGGTAGATAACCACGGTATTCAGTTCCAGATATTCCGCGACCACATGCTGACATCTGAATATGAAAACGAGCCAGAACCTACTAAACAGGCGATTCTCGCTCGTGCCATGGAACATCAAGAAGCTCTTAATCAGGAGCAGCAGCAGGTTATGGCTGCTGCTGAAGCAACCAAGGGGGCTGGCGACCAAGCCACTAATGCAGTAGCTCAGAGTGGCGCAATGGGTGGCGAAATGCCCGTATCAGCTTAACTAAAGGAGACTTACCATGACCGAGCATGTTCAGGAATCGGCGACGCCGGAACCCGAAGCTCAGCCTACGGTCGCACCCGAGGAGGTTTCTCCCGAAGTGTTTCAGGAGATGTATGCTGAAACAGTCGGTGGAGGATTCCCCCTTGAGACACAGGCTAATGAACAAGTTGAAGCGGACTCTTTCGTAGATGAGAGTCCGGAGATCAACCCTGTTCAGGCTGAATTAGACCAGCTAAAGCAGACTATCGCTTATCAGCAAGGCCAGATTCAGAACCTGAGTCAGACTACAGAAGGACAAACTCAACCTCGCACCGTTGGGGATGTCGTTCGCGAACAGAACCCAGAAATGACCAACGAACAAGCTGACTGGCTTGTAAATCAAGTTGGCACGATTGCGGGTCCGATGATTGAGGGGCTGAAAGGCCAGATCGAGTATCTGACTAATCGCCAAAATCAATCAGACCAGCAAGGCGTAGTGAATGACTTTAATGTCCACGTCAACAATCTTATGGATAATCATGGGATTGAAGACGCCTGGACTAGAAAGGTCATGCGTCACGCTATTGTGAATGAAGGGCTGGAGCGTCACGGCAATCAATTCTCAAAGGATCTGGCAACGCATGAGTTTATCGCGCTTAATAATGAGCGTGTCGAAAACGCGCATGCCAGTGGCGAATCATACGTTCAAGCAAAACAAGGGGCTGAAAGAGAAACCCCGCCTGTTTCGGGTCCAATTACAAACTCAAGTGCAGTAGAGAGCATTCGTAGCCAAGTCCGTGATCCAAATAATAAAAAGATGGATTTTCGCGGCGATAGTATGACCCAAATGGTTACTAAGTATCTCGATGCAGTTGAGTCTGGAGCCGACAGTGCGCTGGGGGGATCTAGCAGCTAACGGAAATGGCCCAGAATCTCCAAAATTTCGATAAGGCACTGAAGGAATTTTATCTTCCGCGCCTTCAATCGACAATCAATACCAATCGTGTGCTTATGCAGCGGTTGGAAAGGGACGCTAGCAAAACCGACGTTTCAGGTCGGTATGCTTATTTCCCTGTGAATATTCGTCCGACACAAGCTGTTGGCGCTAGAGCCGACGAGGGCGCACTGCCCACGCCACAGCACCAGGTGTATACGGAGGTCAAGGTAAGGTATAAGTTTAATTATGCCACAATTCGCCTCTCTCACCCAACTATCGCTGCCTCGCGCAATGATAAGGGTGCGTTCATTCGCGTTGTAGGTTCGGAAATGGACGGCGTTCGCCGGGATGCGAAGAACGACATCAATCGCCAGTTGTTCGGTTGGGGTCTCGGCTCTCTCGGAACAGTAAACGGCACGGTTGCTGCTGATGTGGCAACTCTAGTTATGGACCCTGGTCATCAGATCAAGGTGGGTATGGTTATTGACTCCTATACGGCAGCCAATACTGCTACCCAGGACATCAACTCTAAGACGGTTTCGGCTGTTTCGGGGAATACGGTTGTCCTTTCTGCTGACACTGGCGCGGAGGTTCCTGACGGTTCATATATCTACCGTGAGGATTCTGGAAATCAAGAGATGATGGGCCTTATGGGCATCGTTGACTCTGCGGCAAAGACTTCTGGTATCGGCGCTTTTGCGACCACGCTTCAGGATGTCGTTCGTGGCACATATCCCGAATGGAATGCTCAGGTTCTAGAGCATTCTACTCCTGGTACGTCCCGAGAAATCACGGAAGATTTGCTCGACACCGCACAGCTTCAGGTTATGGAGCTTGCCGAGGGTGACAGTTCGATTGGCGTTACTTCGTCTACTCAATTCCGGAAAATCGCGCATTTGATTACACCGGATCGGCGTTATACGCCGACAATGAAGCTCGAAGGCGGTTTTAAGGCCATTGAGTGGGCAGGAATGCCGATTGTTTGGGATCGGGATTGCCCCACTGATGTCAACGGGAACCATATGATGTTCATTCTCGATGAGAGTGAGCTGAAGATCTTCCAGTTGGCCGATTGGGACTTTGACGATACAGATGGCTCAGTGCTCCATCGTAATTCTGGCTACGCGCAGTATGACGCGCAGTTGTTCTACTACGCGCAGCTTGGGTGCATGGACCCTGCCACCCAGTGCGTCATTCGCGACCTGGCTTCATAGATCCAAGGGACGTAGGGGGAGTGGGCGACAGTAACGGCTCCTCCCCCTACACTCCACTGAGAAAGGGTGGCTGATGGCTTATATCACGACTACACGTCCTCCCGGTCCATTTGAATCGAGAGGAACCCAGTACACACAGTCTGCCGGGACAGATGACGATTGCAATGGAAGCGCAGCCGTTTTAGTTCCTGCGGTTGCTGATCATATCGCAGTGATTGACGATCTTCTTTTAAGCTCGACAGCTGCTGAAATTTTGAATATCCGCGCTGGCTCTGATGAGTTAAGTGGGGCGATTCATACTGTGGCCCTGGCTTCTCCTGTAGATGTTCTTCCTGGCACAAAGACCATTCGGAGTGATGTCGCTAATGAGGCTATCACTCTGTATGCGGCATCGTCTGGAGATGTTTTCTGGACGATCTGGTATCACTACGAGAAGAAAGCACATTAACCAGTATCCTCAAATGAGGGGTAAACTATGATTAGAGATAGAAATATCGCATGGCAACGTAAGTCGAGAATCATTACTGCTGGCGAAATGATCGCTGGTGGATTTGCAGATGCCAGTGGTACTGCTCAGGGCTTTGGAACAGGTGCGCCACCGCTGACTGAATTGTCCAACTTTGGCTTTGGAACGATTGCTGTTACCAACACAGACGTCGTTACTTTCCTCGATTTTATTACTCCTCGCGAAATGGAAATTGCGGAGGAGATCGGGGTTCGTGTAATTTGGGCAACAACCGGCGCGGTAACAGGAAGCGACTCGGTTACATTCACAGTCGTTTATGATCAAGTAGATCCAGGCGAAGCGATTATCGAGCCAGCTACTGCTCTTGATACTACAATCGCAGCACAAACCGCCGGAACGACTACAGCCTATCTTCTGAAGCGCACTGCTCGGGGTATCATCTCAAAAAAGAAATTCGATGAAACGGCACGGACCGGAATGCTGTCGTGGAAGATTACAACCGCGTTAACCGGGTTTTCTGCTGCCGAAGTTGGTATTCTCGGCCTTGAGATTGACTACCTCCCTCGTCTTACTTGGAGCAATGGCGAAGAGTTTGGTAATCTGAATAAGAACCTGGCAGCTCAGGCATAAAATGAACCCTAACGGACAGCGAAAAGAAGCTGACCGTGAGTGGTTCGCTCTAAAGAAGGCTCTGGGGCTAAAACCCCAGAGCCTTCAGGGCGATCTTTGCTTGTCTGTATCGCAGACACGACTCATGGCAGATGCCAAGTACCGACACAAGGTGCTAGAGATCGGGTGTGCGGGAGGTGAACTAACTCTCGCTTTATGTCTTGATGGATGTGATGCTGTTGGCATTGACCATTCACCAGCAGCTATTGAACACTGTAAGAAGCATTGCGATGGAGCCTTCGCAATGTTTTACGAACAATGTGATGATCCATCTACCTACCACGGCAGTAACTATGATGCTGTGGTGATAAACGGATATTTGGACATCTGCGAAGATCCAGAACCACCGCTTAAAGCGGCGTTTAGCCGCGTGGCAGAAGACGGTGAGCTAATTGTGGCATGTGGGAAAAATCGCTTTCCACAAATGCATCTGAAGCATCTCGTTTCTAGCCTGGAAGGCCGCTGGCCTTTCCATATTGATGAGGATGACCATTACTGGTATCTAACTGTTCGTAAAGTGACGATCAATGAACGGTATCTGTTTGTCACCTCTACTACATATGCAGCAGCACAGTCTAATGAGTGTGCCTGGGAAAAGAGATACAAGAGCGGCATTTGGACCTGGACTCGCGCTTTTAATGGCGAGACGAAGTACATGGAGGAAATTCAGGATGTCGATGACTACGACATCATCCATGTCCAGCTATCCGGCGAAATGCTCGACTACCCTCGTCGCCTCAAAGAAATGATGCGCCCTGATCAAAAGCTGGTAGTCAATCCTGACTACTCACTTGATCTATGGGGCGGGTTTATGCGCTATCCAGATTTGCTCTGGCATCAGATGAATTTTGCTGATTCACTATTTGCCGTTGAGCCACATTCGGCTCGATTTATGGAGTCCGTGCTAGGCCGACCAGTGTCGTGTATCACGCATCCAGTAAATGTCGAGTATCTCTCGCGATTTAAGATGCCTCGGGAAGTTCGGCAAGATGCTATGGTGATAGCGCACAATGACATGCGTGGACACCTAGGCTATTACCACTATGATCATGTGGATATCCCGATTCACTATTCAGGTCCAAATCCTCAAGGTGCGGCTAAAACTGTTACGCTCTACGATCAGATATTCGACCACCACCATGACTTTATGTCGGGTACTGATATGGTGAAAATGATGGCGAGCAAGAAAGTCTGCACTGACGCTTATAGTTACACCGTATCAGGTCGCGTTGCATCAGAGTTAGCGGTGCTGGGTGTTCCAAGCATCGGATATCCTAACGTAACCATTCAGGCCGACTGTTTTCCTCTGACAACACACGAGGAAATGGATCTGGTCAGTATCCGTCAGACTGTATCTCGATTGCTGGAAGATGGCATCTTCTACGATGAGGTTGCTTCTTACGCGCAGGAGAAGATAAAGGATTACGGATTAAACGAGTCAAAAACCCGTTTTCTCTCTATGTTGGAGGAAGATCATGGCAGTAGGCGCAATGATCCCAGATTGGGCGTTCCGGAAGGAACTAAAGCGCATGGACAAGAAGCTGGATGTGGAGTGGAATGTGAAGCTCCAACGATGGGTAGTGACACGGATGACGGACTCCCCTGGGATGACGATGCGATACAAAGTCCGAGTTATGACGATTCAGAACGAAAACGGGACATATCGTCCTCTCGATGCGAGAACGCCGAGGCTCTTGAGGCAGTATGACGCATATACTCGTGGCGCAGAGACAATCGCTGACGAGATTATGGGAGAGCAGGAAAAGTCAGAAGAAAGAAACGAGGCGGCTGAAAAGAGTGATATGGAGGATCTTATAAAAGAAGAGATCTTGCCTCGTGCTGAGATGGATGCACATGACCTGGGCGGCGTAAACATCCCCAAGGAAGACGTAGCAGCAATGATGGGAGAGAGTTGATGTTACCAGTAGAGATGATGGAAAACGTCAAAGATCATATTGATGCTCCAGATAACTTCTGGAGTGACGAAATGGTCTGGCGGCGGCTTCACGAGGCCACGAATGAGGTGGTTCGGGATATTTCCGAGCAAGATCCTACCTTCTTCGTGCAAACCACAGATATCACGTTTGTTGCAGATCAGGCAGTTTATGATCTGCCGCTAAACGCGAGCCTTGGGACGCGCATTATCTTTGCTGAGAATAGAGACAATCCAATTGGTGCTGAGATTCCACCGGGTCGCCTTCGAGATTTATTGGAATACGGTAACTCTACAAGCGTTATCAATCTATCAGATGCCTATAGTTTTGCTTTACAGGGCGATCAGGTCAGAGTAATTCCTACGCCTTCTGCCGGTAAGACTGCTGCTCTGCGCGTTTGGTATGTGCCAACCTACGGCCACATGATGCAGGGCACGGCGTCTGCTGGTGGAGCCAGCACACTCACCTTCTTTGCCTCTGATCCGAATTGGTCAACTAATTATGGCTGGCGGGATGTTCGAGATGACTACTTCAATGGCATGAAAGTGATGATCTACGAGGGAACCTCAGTCGGTGATGTTAGGGAAATCACTGACTATACAGGAGGTTCTACCTTTCAAATTACAGTCGATGAAGCATGGACATCTACTCCAGATACGACATCAAAATTTGCGATTTTATGTCCTATTCCAGAACAACACCATCAGACCGTGTGTATTCGTGCGGCACTGATGTGCAGTATTAAAGGTCGCACCAGGGACAAAGAATTACGGTCGGCCTATTACGGGCACTTGGGTGCACCTGGGGCACTGAAAGAGCTATTGTCTTGGGTATCCAAGCGACAAGATGCAAAAATCGAAACTGTAATTCCGTTCAACGTAGGAGCATAATATGTCATCTATAGATTTCACTAGTACTAATCCTACTCCACCGAAACGTATTCGTGCACGCGTGGCACTAGAGAACGCCAAGGCGGCACTGAAGAAAGCAGCTCAGATGAAAGCTGAAGCTGATGCCCTGGTTGGAGCAGCGCATCAGCTAGGAGTCGCTGCACAGGCTGAAATTGACTCTCAAGAGCCGCCAAAGCCCAAGGCTAAGGCTAAGGCCAAGGCTAAAGCTAAGGAAAAATAGTGGCAATTGATCGAAGCGGCGAGTTTATCTGGGAGGAAGACCAGATATTCGATGGCATTCGTCAGGATGCCACTGAATCTATTCGTCGCTACCGCGTCGTGCGGAATTTTAATTTCCGTAACATAGGCGCGATCACGAAGGATCTGGGTATTCGGCCAATCCACGAGACGGCTATTAGCTCTAGCTACGTCTCGAAGGCTGCGTTGGACTGCCATTTTAATAATGGAACCCAGAAGCTGGTGTTATGTCAGGGGGTCTCTGGTGGAGGCAATCTGCATGTATATAACACTAGTACGGGTGAATTTGGATCTAGCCTAGGTGTGACAATAGCCAATGTAGATCACCCTTGTATGGTGATGTTTGCCGACAAGCTGCATATCCTCGACGGAACTACTCTCCGCACGATGAACTCCTCAGAGACAATGGCTACACCAGGAGAGTCTAGTTATTCAAATCCCTCTAAATTTGGGATTGTCTATGGAAACCGGCTTGTGGTTTCTGGTAACGCGACCTATCCCTTCAGCTTCTTTCCTTCTGGATTACGGGATTCTGGCACCTGGGATGTTGATTTATCAGTAGATGTAACTGGCCTTCATGGCGAAACAATTGAATGCATGGGCACCTGTGGTCCGTATGCTATCGTTGGTGGCCCTAAGTTCACCAGGGCATATTACTTAGGCACAGCTGATCCCTATGATTGGGATTGGGATGAAATTAGCAACGAAGTTGGTCCGATTAATCACGCCAGCTATCGAGCGGTTAGTAGAAACGGTGAATACTTCGGTTTCTTCTGGTCTGAGGAAGGGCCAATGGTTCTTCATCAGTCACAGGGACTTCCTCGTTTATTCCCTTTGTGGAAGCCCATAGATAAGACAGTTCGCGGAGTGCCCCACCAGGGTCTTCCCGCTCATGTCGTTGCTCAGTACGGCAAGGTAACCAGTGTTTACGTTCCAGAATACAATGAAGTTCGCTTTGCTACTGTTCAGGATACGGGGGCATCTCCTACGCCAACGGAGCCAAATCAGATATATGCAGTAGATTTGGATAGCGTTATCGCATACGTCCGTGAGCCACAGCGGATGTATCCAAAGTGGAGATTACGAGATAATTCCAATTCTGATCTGCAATGTGAAAGAATCTTCAGTGCAAGAGTAGATCCAACTAGTGGCATTCCCTCTTCTACAGGGCAAAATCGCTGTATGAGTGCGGCGGCTGGCAGGGTTTATGAAATGGATGCCAGAGACACATATACAGACGGTCCAGATAATACCTCTATTCCAGCTATGGCTAGAAAAGATGGATATGACGGTCTAGATGACGGGGTGAGGGAGCATACAAAATCTGTCCAGCGGTGGCATGTTCGGACAAACCAGGCAGGGGATTACTCTTTATACGCACGTTTATATACCGATGGAGGGCAACAAAACTCTGTTACGGAGGTTGATCTTGGCGAAGGATTGTCTCTGTGGGGAAGCAATTCATCAGATGGCTCCTGGGGCGATGGCGGCAAATGGAACGAAGGTGAATTTGTCTTAAAACGCGGTGGTTTTTCAGGAGTTGGTAAAAAGTTTGACCTTGAGGTGTATGACTCCGGTAACGTAAACGAAGAACTCCAAATTAACTCTTGGAGTTTGTCAGGAATGCTAGAGGATCGTCGCTAATGCCTACTCTTTCACTAACTCTATCTGGGGCCAATGGCTCGGCTCATAACTGGACGCATGTATCAGTTCCGTTACAAGAGATAGCCACGCTACTGAATACGACCGGCCTGGACTATTTGAACGTCCAGACAAACGGATTAAGAACAACTCAGCTTAGAACTTTCTCTTATACCCTCCACGGTCAGACCAAAATCCACAATGCTACTGGTGGGACTTTGGCCGCGCATGACATCGTATCCCAAACTGAGGGATACAGCGATGGTACGGACACCTATCCCAAGGTGGTTAAGGCCGACGCTGCTGTGCGTGCTGACTGGATTCCTGCTGAGGGAATCCTTACAGGAGCAGTAGCTAATGGCGCAGATGGGACTCTAGCAAAAGTCTTTGAAATTACTGGTATTAACACCAGCGCACAGTCCCTTCACGATCCTGTTTATCTGTCCGAGACAGCAGGTGGATACACTTTTACCAAGCCAACTGGGAATGTTGTTGCACAGGTCATTGGTAAGGTTACTGAAGACCATGCCTCCACAGGGCGCATTCTATTCCACTTTCCTGGGATGCTGGATACGGGGTTTGATACAACTGCCGCGCTGGCCCTTACTAATACTTTTACAGTAGGCGCGAATACTGACGGCCATGATGTAAAGTTCTTCGGAAATTCCAGTGGTGCCTACATGGAGTGGGACGAGAGCGCCGATCAGTTGCGGATCATGGGCGCATCGGCTGATGCAACCACCAGCACTGGCAAATTGCTGTTGGCTACCTCCCTCACAGACATCAATGCAAATGATGTATTGGGAAAGATTGACTTTCAGGCTCCCCATGAGGCTGGAGGGACAGATGCCACCACAATTGCCGCCTCAATACAGGCTGTAGCACAAGGCACTTTTGCAGCGGATCTCAATGCCACTGACCTGATTTTCTATACCGGCCACTCAGAAGCAGCTACGGAAAAACTGCGGATAACGAGTCAGGGAGAGATTGGCATTGGTGGGGCGAACTACGGAAGCGATGGGCAGGTGCTCACCTCTGGTGGTGCTGGGGTCGCACCGGCATGGGAGACCCCAACGACAGGCGACATCACGGGAGTAACGGCAGGCACCGGACTATCGGGCGGTGGAACCAGCGGTACCGTCTCTCTTGCTCTTGATCTCTCGGAGCTTACCGATACAGCGATTGCTAACGGTGACTATATCGTATTCACGGATGCTACCGACAGCAATGCAACCGTAAAAGGCGATTTGGCAGACGTAGCTACGCTATTTGCTGGGACAGGTCTTACTGCTTCGAGTTCGGTTATCGGTGTTGATGCCTCACAGACTCAGATAACAGCTGTAGGCACTATTGGCACAGGCACATGGCAGGGAACCAAGGTGGCGAGTGCCTATCTGGATGATGACACGGCGCATCTAAGCGGAACACAGACATTTACGGGCGCAAAGACTTTCGATTCTGCTGATGTCGTTGTAGCCAATGGCAACGGATTGGTTGTCGGCCACACGACTCAACAGGCTACAACTGGTGGTTCAATTCACGAACTTCAGGTTCTGGGAACAGGCTTGGCCGATTCAAGCATGACGTTGGGCCGATGGTCTAACGATCAACCCGGTCCCACGTTGACCTTTGCCAAGTCTCGGAATACTACGATTGGCTCCCGCACTGTGGTGCAGGACGATGATATCGTTGGGGAGATTTTGTGGACAGCGGATGATGGCGTTGACCTGACTAATCAATTTGCACGTATTCAGGTATTTGTAGATGATTCCTCTCCGGCTAATAATCAAGTCGGTATGGAAATGCTTTTCAAGGTAAGCGACACATCTGGGAATGCTACAACCCCATTAACCTTGGGCCACGCCGCAGCGGATGCCGTGGTAATTTCTGGTAATACAATCGTAAACCCCCCCGACGGTGGTGGTCTGAAGTTTTTTGCTGGCGGCACCGGACACGGGAACTATATCCGCTGGTCGGATGACAGCGGCTCATCGAATCAAGGAAGCATTGGGTACGATCACAGCACGAACTCAATGTTTTTCTATACAGTTGCCACAGAACGTATGCGGATGGACAGTGGCGGGAATGTTTTTATCGGCGACACCGCTAACGCCAACACAACTCAAGGATTGACCATCAATCAGGGCGCTGCGGATAACGATATTCTTGCATTCAAATCATCTGATGTGGCGCATGGCGTGACGAATGGCTGGGAGACTGATACTTATGGGGCATTTCAGAAGGCAGCT